CTCATCGCTACAGAGAGTTGTGCACTTGCGACACTCCGAACAGGTTAAGGACCGACCCCGGACTAAATCCGGTAGACGAGTCTCTTCCTTTCGGACATTTGTTGGAGCGCACCACTTCTGAACAAGAATGCTTGTTCCTCTGTGTGTGTATGAACTGACCGACATCGATGGTGCATCATCAATTAAATGAATTCCCATCGAAAGAGGTAAACGCGTAGAATAATCTACCGTATCCTCCCGCACTGTGTTCGCTCGATTAGCTTTGTTCGCGTGCTCCGCAAACCAGCGGAGTAACATGGACCAGCCATTGAGCGTATGCACTTCCACAGGGGACTTGACGCATAGGACCTTATACTCCAATCTCTGATATGCCGGTTTTGCCGGATCAGAAGGAGTGTAGTTCCTTACTCGTGGGCCCCTCGCATTGTCGGGAACGTATGGCAAACTAGGACAAGAAAGATTCAAGTCCTTTGTTGCTAAGGGCGAATAGGAATCCGCCAATAGTCCTACGATGTAATCGTAGGTGTCATAGTAACCCATATTCCAGTAGGCATTCGCGTAAGCGACCCAACTGGTGTATGTTTCAGCCGATGGAGCTGATGACCAAGCCGTCCTAATTCGGATCGGCGTGACGTCGACACCCTTGAAGGCGTCGGCCCCACAGGACTCCCGGAAGGAGCCTTTGATACAACTCTTGTCGCGGTTAACTTTTAACCCAAACGACTCGAGTAGTTCGATCGCGTCTCCAGCAAACTCTGTTGGAACGATCACATCATCACCATACACTAAGATGCTACCCGTAACCTTGACTGGCTTCCCGCCAGGTTGGGGAATGCGAGTAACAAATGCATCAGGAGCCCCAGCAGACAGTATTGCCCAGATTGTAAGAGCCATTATTGGGAAGCATAAACAACTTCCCATTGGCGCAAATTTTCTGAGCTGTAGTACTGTCCCGTCTGGCAACTCCGTAGCGGAACTTCTACATGCTTCCAAGTACTCACTAATGTGAGGAGGGAACAGTAGACGAACCAAACGCAGCGAGACACGATCACTAGCCTCTTTCAGGTCTAGGGTCGCGTACAAGCCATTCCAGGACCCGATTAGGGCACCGGCTTGGTTGTATCGCTGGTTGGTGAAGTGGACAGCATCCTTCGTGAGGACATGTCCCTCCACTAACTTGACGATAGCTGCGCCTAGTCCTTGCTGAACCCATTGGAAATCCACAGGTTCACAGGAGATTAAGCGCGGCCCGCGAGAGTCCTTTGGCACCAGGCAAACCCGGGCAGGGAGACTCTCATGAGTCATCCGATCGAAACAGGATGACTGATCACACAACTGTCCTAAAGAGGAATAAAAGAACTCCTCTAAGGGATATTTGTTAATGATACTCTGCGAAACATTAGTCCACCAATACTTCTCCCAAGGTTGTTGCCTCGTGGCAACAGCACCGGGGCCGTGTTTGGGGTCAATGTCCGTAGGGTCAAAGAAGGCGAATAGGTCTGATAAGGATCTACGCGCTTTCCGCACGACGCTCTCTGTTCTAGTGAGGGGAAAGCCCCTTCGAAGAGAACGAGCGTCTCCGAGAACAGCATCGATTTTGTCCAATGCAGCATCGGATGTCAATAGGTCGCCCTCAGCCTTTATGAAGCTTGAGACGACTTGTTGTTCGCATTCGGCTGTATACGGTGATTCGTACTTATAAAACTTGTACAAAAT